GGCATCGCTTGCGCTACCATCTTTACCTTTTGTCATGCTGTTTGTTACTGGCAGATCATTACCTGGATAATTTGTGCCTAGTCCAGCATTTGTTCCTGCTTTTGAAGCGTTAGAATTATGATTACCCCACCATACCCATGAAGACTGCTGATTAACAACGTCTTTATAGTATAGGCTGGCACCCTGTTCGTCTTTAGCATCTGGCGCCATTGAAACATTTTCGTATGTCTCAATTAGTGAACCAGACTGACCTGTGATAACACCATCTTCATCAATAATAGCAACATGCAGTGCGTCTCCTTGAGCGTTTACTGTGTTAGCAAATGTTGTAGTCGTTGGTGCCCGATCAAAGTTCGCATAGAACTCCCACTGGCGTGTTAGTGATGGTGCATAGTTGGAAACTGTGTTACCGCCATATGCTGTTGACAGTGTAATTGTGTTGCCAGAAAGAGCGGATACTCTACGAGCCTCTTTGTCTGGTCCAAGCAAAATTCTATCACCAACAATAAACTGTGTTTCTGTGTTAGAAGTGCCTTGTCCGTCACCAGCAAGTGTGACGGTTTTTGAATTGTTTGTAGCATAGTAGTTTGTTGCAACTGAACTCTGCCACGCATTAGCGTTATGACATACAGAAACCTTCAAAGAATTGCCAATGTCGCCAGGATATTTTGCTACCCAATCGCCATGACCACTTGAATGTGAGTATGTTTCATTATAGTAATCTTCATTACTAATGTAAGCGCCTGTGCCACCGGTTGTCGCATTGTTAGCACTTGTAACAGCACGACTTACAAATAGCGAATTGCCATATGCAAGAAAGTTGGCAGCCGTAAAAAAGTCATCAGCGGTATTTGCATTAGGTTTGTTAAAGACAGTTACAAGATTGTCTTCACTACTAATTAGGACACGCTGATCAACTGGGCCCCACTTAAAGTGTCCTGCGAGGGCACCTGTGGTTGTTGATACGGCAGGCACCACCGTAGTGAGATCAATCTCACTGACATTTACTCCTGGTGATACTTGAAAAGCCATTTTTTTCATCTCCTTCTAAGAATATTCAAAATAATCTCTGATTTACTCAATATTTATAAAAACGAGTGTTTAGAACCATGTATCACGATTTCCAGAGTTTATGTACTCTTGGATGTCTTCTGGGCCGTTCAAAACGCCCTCTTCTGGATGTCCATCATCTAGTATTCCAAACGGTAGTTGCTCATCCTCAAGCATTTTTATTTTTTCTTCATACATTTTCTGTCTGATATCAACATTTGTTATATCTTTGAAGTATGGCTGTCTTACTAGCCATGAGAATAAAACGCATGTCATTACTAAATCATCATGTGAACCTTCTTCTGCTTGATACGATACGCCCTTACCAATGAATGAGGATAATTCTGATATAAGATCCATATCTTCAATAATTAATTTGTCGTTCTCAATCAAGTCTTTTAGATTAGAACAGCCAATTCTTTTTACTGGCTTTGTCGTTCTAACGCCAAACTGCACATTCGATGAGAATCCTCCACTGACTACTTGTCCTGCTCTGCCTTTATTTGCTGTGGATATTAGATTCTCATATTCCAAATCATTATGCATAATATCTGCAACCTGACCGCCGATGTCATTAACTTCGATAAGAACAAAGGCTTCATTATATAGTCTTGCGATAGTGTGTATATAGTTTGGATATAGCAGTGGTGAAATATCTTTACTACGAAATTTTGCACATAATTTATATGGCACCTCTGAAGCATCAAATACTGTAAATGCTGAGTAGTCTTGCCCTACCCCTCTTGATACATCACACACTGCAACATATATGCGATCTGCTTGTGGTTCAACATAGATATCAGCGCCATTATAATTTCTTATAGGTCTCTTAAATGCAAGTTGTCGTAGTTTTGTGGGATGAATTAGAGTATTTGCTGATCCTAAGAAGTTACATTCAAATTCCTGATTGAATTGCTCTTCGCTGGTGTTAGCAATAGTTTCTTCTTTCCATTTCTCATCACGGCCGGGAACTGATGACCAATGTATTTCGATTGGTACATATTTACTATTACCCTCTTCAGCATCAGTCCACATTTTGTAAAAATGATTCATACCATTCGGTGTAGAAACGATAATGACTTTTGAAGTAGCACCAGATGAAATTGTCGGGTAAACTGAACTAAAAAATTCTTCGGCAAGATTATTGCCAATAAACGCAAACTCGTCCAAAAAAATGAGATTGTATGATCCACCACGAATAGCAGATGATGACGTTGCTGCCGCTACGACTTTAGACCCGTTCTCTAGTTCGATATTACCCTTGTTCCACACAACAACGCCCTGTTGTAGCCACTTAGGGAGATATTCATATGCAAGGGTAATTTTGCCCAGAAGTTCTCTAGCCAACGAGCCTTTGTTAGCAAGAATAGCAACATTCTGCTGATCTTTGAAAAGAATTTCATGTAGAATATATGCTGTTGTCGTGGTAGATTTACCCGACTGTCTTGGAAGTTTACATATCGAAAATCTGTTTGCGCTAAAGGTGCGAACCATATCCTCTTGAAAATCATACATTTCAAAAGGTATAAGACCCTTATCTACGTTTACAATCTTTACATATTGTCGTGCAAAGTAGACAGGATCTTTCATGCACTTCAGATATTCTTCTACCTGATCTTTTGTAAATTCTACAGGTACATCCGCTTTTTTAAGATTTGGATTACCTAGATATGTCTCAGCCATTCAAATTCACAAACTCACGATTTCTAAAGTGAGCCTCTTTAATATCATCTTTAGACTGCCCGTAGTAGGGGACTGCATGATACTTCTCAATCATATATTCATTTACTGTTTGATCAGCATAATTTGTAGTTCTTCTAAGTGATCCTAGAATACGACCAAATTTACCCTTTGCATCATATTCATTACATTCAAGAATCATCCATTCGTCATCACACATACCTTTTAGAAATTCTTTGGCAGCCAAGCCATAGACCTTTTCTTCTTTATCTCTAGTGCGTGATTCGGGAGTATCAATACCGTAAAGACGAACTCTTTCCCCCTTCAGCCAAATGCCAAAACCAAGATCCAGATCAATGTCAACTGTATCGCCGTCAATAACTTTTACAACTTTACATCTATATGAATACATAATTTTACCTACTTACTATGTGGTGGCATCTTAGATTCTATAAACCAGACATGCTGCCTTTTGCCTGGATGATATTTTCTCATACGCAACTTTACACCATTGCGAATCTGATTCATTGTTTTTGGATGTACAAAATGATAACTGGCATTCGCTCTTTGTTCGCCTTCAGGAATCATCCATACTTTATCATTACGATTTTTCTTTGCCATTATCTTGCTTTACCTTGCCCACGATATTTCTTATAACTTGCTCTCTTTTTCTTATTCATCTTGGTAAGCGAGAGCATACCTCTACCGATTGAAGTTTTTACTTTTGTGGGTTCCCACGCTTGAGTTGTACCCATCATACTTTTAGCCATCTTCATTTCTCCCATTAACTAATTTTTGTAATTCGGCAGTGCTACCAACAAACAAAGCGTTTGTTACGTTCTGCGGTTTTTCTGCCTCTTCAGTTTTCTTCAAGTCTTTGACCTTCTTCTGTATATCTAGCAGGTCTTTATTTGCATCAACTAGAGTTTTAGTGAGTTGAGATACCACTTCAAACGCTCTAGGATGCTCACTGGCTTTAGCCAATTCTATAAGTGTGTCGAGAGCCTCCGAGCCTTTCTCTATAACACCGTATAGATTTTCTCTGGCATATTTGTAGTCTAAGTCTATGTCTTGAGTATCAGTTTTAGCAAGTTCAGAAAGAACTTCTTTGTCTCTTTCTATAATATCTTCCATCACTTCAAACTGACTTTCAACATTCAATGTTTTATCTAGCCCGTCAGCAACATTATTTTTCATTTTATCTTATAACCGTTGAGAAGTTATTCCCTGTAAAAAAGTTTTCAGTATCAAATGCAAAGCCATAAGCAGAGTTAGCATTAATTTGGCTTCTGTCTACGCTTGCCGCTGAATTTGCAGTAGCAACACCAGCCGCAGTTTGCCCTGGTGTAAGTGTGATACGCTCTTGTTCAAAGTCTGTTGTGCTTACAAGTGTATTACTACTAGGAATGTGAAAGTCAACCTTAGTTCTTGTGATGACCCCTTTATTTGTCACTGGCCCATAAATATAGCCTTTGATTGTAAAATTAAAAGTATAAATGATAGCCCTACGACTTTGAAAGTCTGCTTCATATGTATCTTCAATTGTCATGCCCTGCAATACTGTAGGCACGTCAACATAGACACCTAGAGATGGTACAATTTTGACTGAGTTCGTCCACTCCGGACGAAAGTAAGGCAGAATCTGTTCTACTACTTGTACAGCATCTTCTTGATTTGCAAACATGCCATATAGTGACATATCAATATTATATGGCGCAGGTGCCCAACCAGAACGTAAAGAGTTATTGCCAGACGCAACAGACGTTAAACGATTTTGTCTATTCATTTGTCTTGTAGAATCATAATTAAATCCAGTAATTTCAAATGCAAGTCTAGGTAATACTACTGCGACTTCTCTTGTGATGTTTGGATTTTGTCTAAGTCTTGCAAGAAACTTTTCTTTTGGTCCATATGCAATAGGCACACGGAGAGTCTGTGTAGCATCACCAGTATTATTATAGCGAGTTACATCTATATCATTGAACATATTACCAAACATGATGATATACTTGCGAATAGCACTATGATAGTCACTGTTACCAAACATTACCAATCACTCCCTTCACTGAACGGATTTTGTTCAGAGAAATCAAGAAATGCTCCGAGTGATCCTGATGATGTTGTTTCAGTTTGAATATATTCGTTATTTGCTGTAGTGGCAATAGAATCTATCCTATAATCTTCTGTTATCATAGCATCACCAGTTTCAAAAACGAGGACATTACCCGCTTCATCCAATATGTTAAAGTCTTGCATTATTGTTGAATGTGTCGTCTGAATATCATCAATGACGGAAATACCAGTGTCAAGCTCTTCATGTGAATATTCAAACAATTCACACTTTAGATCATACATTGCAAGTTCGCCCATCTGATAGAAAACAGATTCGTCCTCTACGAATTTGATCTCAAACAGGCCACCCGTGAGTGGTAGATATATAAGATCGCCTTCTAGAGGTCTTGTTGCTTCACTGCCATTTTCTTGTGCAATCATATCTTGGACAATCAATTCATCGCCAAATCTTCTCTTTGAGATAGTGAATGTGATTTCGTCACGAATCTCTACATTAAATTTTGAAAGAAAATCGCCTTCTCCCTCAAAGCCTTCAACATTTTTGATATACATTTCTAATTCATAAGCATTATCAAACTTTGATAGAACATCTTCACCAAAAAGATCATCTTCTTTTATTAGTGTTCTAGGAATATAAAAGCAGTCAAAACCATAAATCTTGATAGACTCAATAATCAAGTCTTCAAGTAGATTCTGTTGGCCATAATGACCAAAATTGTTAAAGAAGAGATTTGTTGCCATTTCTCACTATCCGATCATATCCATTACAGGCATAGAGAACTTAGAAACGATTTCTTCTTCTAGTCTCTTGATTTCTTCATCTGCTTCAGACCAGATTTGCTGACCGTTGAATGTTACACCACCGGGAAGTTGCATGCCTTCAAACTTCTTCATGTTCTCGCCCCATTGACGTTTGAAGAGTTGTGTGCAATATTGTCTTAGCCAGTAATCACCCCATACCTGTGTGTAGGTATCAGGATCAATAACACGATATGCCTCAATAATTAAATATTCATCTGCGGTTACTCTTGCTTCCCAATCCATATCAATATAAAGTCTATCCATATGTCTTGAAAAGCGTAAGGGTTGCTTACCAACAAAGAGTTCTTCCATGAGAGCAATTCGCTCCATAGATGACACATAGTTTTGAAATTGTCCGTGGGCCCAATCGTGTATTTCGTTGAGTGTGATCTGATATCTTAGATTGAACAGGTTGTTTGAATTAAGTCCTGTGCCAACAGGAAATAGATTCACGATGCCAGTAATTGTAGTTGGAATTGAAATATATTCGTTTGTAATATCTAATGCAGTGACTTGATGCTTTAGAAATGTTCTCTCTGTACCATCGAAATGATAGTCACGATAAAACTCTAGTGCGTCATCAATTCTGTCTTGCATCTGGTCTTCATCAATATTAATCTCAACTACTGGCGAACCTAGCCTGCGTAAGCAATAATCTTTTAATTGTGTGCGTGAACGAGGATTTGCCATAAAAAAAGTCCCAGAAATTGTTGTCTCTGAGACTATTTATATGTTTTGTAAACTATGATTTATAGTTTATTAGATTGCGTCTGGCCATGCATTAACTGGCGCAGGTCCAGTTGGCATTCCGTCTGCATCAACAGGTATGTCAAACAGTGCCATAAAAGCGGCAAGATCAGCGGCACCATTAAGTTGGCCTTCAATTGTAGCGCAGGCTGCACGAACTGCCGCACGATAATCTGTTACTGTTGATGGAATTGCATCACCAGTTTCAGTATTTCTTGTGATATACCAATCAGTTTCGGACAACTTTGTGTTTGCTGTATTTTTAGTAAATTCTGTCCAAACTGTTTTTAGTCCTTTAGTGACCATTTGATTTCCATCAATATCTAGAATTGGATCACCGTTTTCATCTACTTCATTGACATCTGTAAGACTTTTTGGAATGAGTGTTCCATCATTTTGACGACCCCAATAAAAAGTACTATCAAAAGAATCTTGTGATGGATCATCTTCCCAAACCAATCCTGCATCTGTTTTTTCAGAATCTGTCCAAATAGTTGACCAATTTGTAGGATGAGTGATACCTTCTGGATTTGTCCAAGAACGGCCAACTCTTACAATTTCGTCAGTTTCGTTGATTTTCCAAGGCATCTTTAGTTCTCCTATACCTTAAATTATTTTAAGTATTTATATTACTAATTATTTTTTATCTTGCGTTTGCATATTTAAATGGTTGGGCGGCTATGGCTAAGTATAGATAGCCTGTTCCACTAGCGTTGTAATTGCCATCGCTTGTTTGAATCTTAAATCCATTTGACATAAAATCTACCGCAGGATTTTGGTTCATGCCTCTTTCTGCATTTGTAAGGTTTGGCGATAGTGTATTCATTGACCCATTAAAGTTCGAGGTAAATACAGGAATGTTCCAATGCTCAGTCGATGTGTAGGATTTAACCATCAAAAAAGCAGGTCGGAACCCTGTGTAGACAAATGACCCATCGCTTGAACCGTTGCCGCGGTAGCTTCCACATTTCTGATATCCTGCTACATCAGCAAAACAGTAGGCAATCAAACTTCCTGTTGTATAATAAGCATTGCTTGTTCCGGTAAACACAGTTGAAGTTGGCAGTGCCTGACCAAACTGTGCATCAGTTTTTGAATCATTATTATTTAGGTTAACACGGTCATATGTACCATCAGCGCCAGTTGTATAACTATACCACGGTCCACCGTTAATATTTCTGTTTTTCGCTATAATTAATTTTGGAGCTTTACCCAAACCATGACCAACCGTATAATTACTATAATTACCCTGTGCCGACCAATTAACAATACTAAAGCCGGCCGTTGGGTTTGCAGAAACAGTAGAAGTTACGCTACCCGATGTGTTCGTCACTCCAGATCCGCCAGCTTTCCAGTTCCAAAATACAGCATTTGTGTATCCAAGAGCATCACCAGCACCAAGAGTAAATCCATCAGAATCAAAACTAGTAAGTGTAGTGCCATCACCCTCTGTACCTACGTCAGGACTTCGCAGTGATTTATTTCCAGTTCCTCTTACAACATCAAAGAAATAATGATTATAGCCTTGATTTCTTGATTTTCCCCAAACAAAATCTGGCTGAAAACCTACGCCAGTTTTACTTTTTGGATAACTTCCACTTTGGGTATTAAACAGCACTTGACTAAAATTATCTTGTGCTGAATCGCCATCGGCATTATCAATATCTGCCGGCAAATTAGCTGAACATAAGGCAAGAAAATCAGTTGGAGGAGCGTATTTAAAATCTCCTATACCATTAGAGTCTGAATTACCACCTGCAGAAATTGCACCAGCAAATGTGCTGTCTTGACCAAAATTAAATCTAGCATTACATTCTGAACCATCTCTACGGAGCATAACGGTGATAAATAAATCTAGGTCAAGTTGAGCCGATGACATGGTTCCAACAGCACCGGTTCCGTTGCCTGCGGCAATATTTGATGCTGATGCTCCATTACTCCAACTGCCGTTACGACCTCTATATACATATCCGTTTACCATATCGACAGCAACCATGTATGTTCCACCATCACCATCTTTCGTGCCTAATACATTACTAAGATTTGTGGCGCCTGAAGAATCTGGTTCTACTGCGGAAGAAGTGAGGACCGGTCTATCTGTAAAATAGATTTGAGGGTGGGAGTCACTTGGACTTCCAGAGTTACCTCTAGTTGGTCTATATTCAAAGTAAAATTTACCACCTCTGAAGCTGTGTGTTGAGCCTATTGACGAGTAAGTCGCATGTTGTGTATTTCTAAAGTATAAAGCGCCTTTTTCAAGCGATTGGCCGCCGCCTGCTCTCAAAGCGTTGTCATTAAGAATGCAAAAGTTTGTAGTAGGACTATCTAATATTTGATCGGTTGAAGACAATCCACCTGTAGAAAAGGTATTACCATTACCGCTACTATCAGCTCCCATTGATCCACTATTTGAAAAAGTTAGATGTACACCATTAGTTCCATGTGAACCAGTATATTCTTTTGGAATCCATATGTCATCCTTAGACTCGCCAAAATATGTAGGATCTAAAGCCTGACCGTCAACCCAGTGAACTTCTGCAAGATTATGATTGTGATAGCCGCCTGTACTACGACCAATTCTCATAATGTGACCTGATCTCATACAATTACTAACCGTAGAACTACCGGGATCGGGGTCATTAGTAGACAAATCTGTAATTCGTTCTCCATTAACATACATTCTTGCTCTATCACCAGAAGTTCCGTTAGTAGAATCATATACGGCTACAATGTGGTACCAAGCACCCATATCT